AGGAAGATATGGCAATAATTGCTGAACTATCTATGGCTGGTTTATGGATAGAACAACCACAAATAAATGGATTTCAAATTCACGATTATTTGGCGCATCAAACCAGTAAGGAACAAGTAAATGAAAAGCGTAAATCTCTACGAGAAAGGCAAAAGCGTTATAGAGAACGCCACGCCAATACGGAAAATGGTTCTAATGATGATGGGTGGGATAACCCGTTATTAACGGAGCCAGAATACAGAATACAGAATACAGAATACATAAAACAGAATACAGAAAATAAAGAACTTCTACCTACGGTAAAAGTTAAAAGCGCAAAACTTGCCGTAGAAACCATTAGCAATAAATTAGCAGACGCTAGGGCTAACGGCATTAACGCTTGGAACTTATCTAAGTTAGTAGAGGAAGAATGGGATAAATTACATAACGCTAACGATATAGGCGGTTGTATAGCACTTACTGCGTGGTATGTAGCAGAACTACAAACTAGACAGTTATCCAGCGTAGAAATTGGACGCATAGGTCAAATGACCAAACGGTTTGGGCGTATTGCTTTATTAGCCATAGATGAAGCGGCAAGTAAAGATTTAACGGATTTAGTATCTTACGCTTACCGAGTAGCACAAAATATGTATAAAGAGAGGCAAGGCAAATGACCGAAGAAAGAACTATTAACGATATAAAGAAAGAAGCAGAAGAACAAATTGTTTGTATTATCTGTGGCGACTCTGCAACTAAAATCAAAATGGGTAAAAATATATGCGAATACCACTACGACTTAGCAAATGACCATAAGAGAGGCAGATAAGTGGCAGATGTAACGGAATGGTTCGAAAACTTAATTGCTGGTGATTTAGGTTTAACCACCGCAGTAGTTCAAAATAGCGAGTTTATGCAAACACAAATACAACGCTACATAAAAGCAGAAATTGAAAGTTATCAGGACTTACTAAAAATTCTGCAAACACATAAGGAGGCATAATCTATGCATTTGTTTAATCCAAAATGCAAATCCCCACACTGGCATGTAAAAGATGGGCAATTGCAATTAGAAACGCCAGATAAAAAACACACCGATTTAGCCAAATTGGTCGTGATAATTCTTGAACAACAAATACGCCAACAAATTTATGAAGATATTTGTTCGTGGAAACCGTTAGAAAATAGAGCCCAAATAATGAAGATTTCTAAGTCATTAGATAACGCTTTATTAGGTGTTCAAGCCATTTGCGCCGATATAGCACTAGGAAATAAAACAGATGGCACTAATTGACCACTACGAGTTCATTATGAAAATAATTGGCAATATTGAACAAAGGCGTATGGACGACACGCCAATGAATGAGTTGGCTTTTGTGTTCAAGGAAGGACACGAACAGGGCATAAATGATGCACTGAACGAACTAAGAAGGGAGTTGTAATGGATAAAGATTGTGATTGTGATAACGGATATGTTTGGGTCAGATATAAAAATAGCATAAAAACAACCTTTAAAGGAGAGGAATTTATCAATGAAACTTGGTATGATGGCATACGATTTTGCCCAGTATGCGACCCAGAACGAGCGCATATCCAAAATACATCTACAACAAGTGAGGAACTAGGGCAAAGATTGCGGGAACTCTCCCTTTACAAATCAGCAGAAAACTACGATAAACAGGAAGCGAGCAAAACTCGCATTCTCTAAGGAGTAGAAATGCCAAACCTAATAAAAACCAAACTGCTTATTACTGGCGTATTAGCATTATTATTAGTAATAATTGCGCCAGCAGAAGCAGAAGCGCCACATAAAGATAAAGAAGATATAACAGTTCTTGCCTATGACGACCCAAAGGCATACGCCAAATTGTTATTAGATGAACAAAATCTGCCAGTTTCAGAATATAAATGCCTTCTTCAATTATGGGGTAAAGAAAGTGCTTGGAACCATTTAGCAGATAACCCTAAAAGCACGGCTTATGGAATAGCCCAAATGCTTAACGAGGATAGTAGCGACCCAGCAGAACAAATATCTAACGGTTTGCGCTATATTAAGCACCGTTATGACACACCTTGTGAAGCATGGAAATTTTGGCGAAGCCATTACTGGTATTAGCACCCAATTTTTTGTAAAAGGGCGACCAGTTCCACAAGGCTCCCTAAAATTTATTAACGGACACGCAATACATATGCGAGCGCAAGATTTAGCGTTATGGCGTGCCGACATTTCTAATACTGCACAATTTGTAGGTATTGAAAAAGCATTAGAAAGTGTAGAAGTGCATTTAACATTTACATTAAAAAAACCTAAATCTGTTAATCGCAAAGAACCACATATACGACCTGATATTGATAAATTAATTCGTGCCGTATTAGATGGTCTTACTGGTGTTGCTTATGATGATGATGGACAAGTTACAAAAATAACTGCCGTTAAAGAATATGGCGAAACAGAAGGCGTGCTAATAAGAGTAATAGATAAAGTTAAATTAAGCCGCAGTTTGCTCAACGCTGAAAGCGTAATTGACGAACACTTCAACCGATACGGCGATTAGCCCCTCATTAAATTCTAGGAAGGCATTACATGACCGATTGGAAACATCTGCGTGAGTTGGTGTTAGCACGGTGCGAAGCATACTGCGAAAAATGTGGATTAGGACTAACAGAAGATTTTGCTTTACACCATAGAAAATTGCGTTCAAGAGGCGGTAAAGACACCGTTGATAACTTAATAGCATTACATCATAAGTGCCATAACTTAGGCACTAATTCTGTTCATCTAAACATGAAGTTGGCAACTGAAACTGGACATATAGTTCCACGACACGCTGACCCATTTGAATATCCATTACAGTTGCCTAACGGTTCAACTGTTAGACTAACGGTTGAAGGTAAATACGATTATATAGAACGGAAGGATAATTATGGCTGGTGAAGGCATTATTACCGTAACAGGTAATTTAGGAAGCGACCCAGATTTAAGACAAACACCAACGGGCGTTACAGTTGCATCTTTTAATCTTGCAAATACTCCAAGAGTTAAAAAAGATAATGAATGGCAAGATGGAGAAACAATTTGGTTTCGTTGTTTTGTTTGGGGTAAAGATGCTACGGGAGCAGGAACAGAATTACGCAAAGGAAGCCGTGTAATTATTAATGGCAAATTTAGCGTTAATACTTTTATTGATAAAGAAAATAACGAACGCAAAGCGTTAGAAATTAATGTAGATAATTACGGTATTATTCCGCGTAATGCACCAGTTGAACCTATTGCACCTATTGAAAGTAAAATAATTGCAGAGGACCCGATAGACGACCCATGGGCTTAGAAAGGCAAATATGACAGAACTAACTACGGAAGATGGATTAGTGGATAGCATTAATGCTTCATTAACACTAGGCATTACACCTAACAATTTAAGACAATTAGTTTTCCGCAAATTGCTAACACCAGTTGGCAAGGAAAAAAGGCGCTCGCTATTCCGTCTAGCAGATGTCCTGCGAATAAAGGAAGCCCGCACTCCGATAGTCCCTTCGGAATAGTGCGGTAAAAGAGAGGGTGCGTTTGTTGTCCCTTACGCACCCTCTCACTAAATTTAGAAAGGCAAATAATGGAATTAACGACAGAAATTGTAAATATTGATGATTTGTTATTAGACCCTAATAATGCACGCAGACATAGCACTAAAAACTTAGACGCTATTGCTAAATCATTACAAACATTTGGGCAACGCAAACCTATTGTTATAACAAAAGATAATGTAGTTGTCGCTGGTAATGGAACATTAGAGGCGGCACAAAAGATAGGTTGGAAAGGTTTAGTAGTTGCTAGAGTGCCTGATGATTGGGACGAAGAAACTATCAAAGCATATGCATTAGCAGATAACCGTTCAGCAGAATTGGCATCGTGGGATAGCGAAACATTACTATCACAGTTAAGAGAACTTAAAGTTGCTGATTGGAATGTTAATGACTTTGGGTTTAAAGATTTTGATTTAAAAACACGAGATGAAATTGATACCGATATGAAAGAGATAGCAGAACGGTATGAAGTAGTAATTGAGTGCGCAGATGAAAATGACCAAACGGCGTTATTGTTGCGTTTGTCTCAGGAAGGTTTAAAGGTTAGAGCAATAGTTATCTAAGAGAGGCAAAAATGAGCATAATTAAATTACAGACAGAAATTGCTCGCACACCACGAGTAATGCAGTTAGAGGGTATGTTTGATTTACAAGCCGCCGAGTATAGTGTTACAGAAATTCAAAACACTATCCCTGATTTGAGCACTAGAGATTGGAATGTTGGTCTTATTGTTGGACCTTCGGGTGCAGGTAAAACTACCGTAGCAAGAGAAATGTTTGGTAATCAATTACTACAAACAGAAAAAATGGTTTGGGATAATAAGTCTGCCGTTATAGATAACTTTCCCAAAGAATTGGCAATAAGAGATATAACAGAAATGTTATCAAGTGTTGGGTTTAGTTAACAGCCAGCATGGCTAAGACCATTTGAACATCTATCTAACGGAGAAAAGTTCCGTGTAACTATGGCTAGAGTATTGGCAGAAAGCAAAGATATAGCCGTAGTAGATGAATTTACATCTGTTATAGATAGAACGGTTGCACAAATAGGTTCTGCCGCTATTGCTAAAACCGTTAGAGCAAGAAAACAAAAGTTTGTCGCAGTTGCTTGCCATTACGATATAGAAGAATGGTTACAACCCGATTGGATTTATCAGCCGCACATTGGTGCCTTCACTTGGGGGTCGGTTCAACCCCGCCCACAAGTCAAACTTGAAATCATATGGGCAAAGTATGAAGCGTGGCATTTATTCGCACGCCATCACTATCTAACTGCTGACTTAAACAAATCAGCACAAATCTATGTTGGTTTAATTAATGACCAACCAGCCGTATTAACCGCAATACTTCCGTTAATTAACGCCAATGTTAAAAATGCTAGGCGTATTAGTAGAACTGTTGTTCTGCCTGACTATCAGGGAATAGGGATAGGCGGAAAGTTTGTGAACGCCGTTTGCGCTGGACTAAAAGCCCAAGGGCTCTCTACATATACGACTACATCTCACCCAGCACGGGTCAGGGCGTTGAATAAGAGTAAAGAGTGGGAGATGATAAGAGAACCGTCAAGAGTGGCGCAAAGAGGTAAAACATCTTCTATAACTGGCAGATTAGGACTTTCTCGTAGCCGTATAACTACTGGTTTTAGATACGCAGGAGAACCTAATGAAGATATTGCTAAAGTGTTATGCTCACGACCCGTTAATTAATGCTACGATATGTAGTGAATGATGGGAGTGTAAATGTCTAACGATATTGATTGGCAATACCAAAATGCTTTGCGTGCGCAATGGTTGAAAGATAATCCAGATGCAAGATATTTAGGTTGGGTGTCTATCTAATGCCAAAGAAAAGCAAACTAAATCCCACCACTTTAGAAAAAGAAGCCAAAGTGTTAGAACTAAGGCGAGGCGGATTAACCTTTGACATGATTGCTGACCGTTTAGGTTATGCAAGTGCTAGTGGGGCGCATAAGGCATATGTAACCGCGTGTAATCGTATTGTTTATGCTGATGTAGTTGAAACTCGTAAAGTTGAAATGGATAGATTAGATATTGCTCAGGCGGCAATATGGACAAATGTTATAGCAGGAGAAGTTCCAAGTGTTATAGCGTTAATGAAGATTATGGAAAGGCGTGCCAGACTACTTGGTTTGGATATGCCAACGAAGGCACAGATAGAGGTAAATGTCTATGAGCATGATGCAATTGACTCCGAGGTCAAGCGACTTGTCGCTATCCTTGATAGCCAGCAGGCGAGTGCGTTGGACGCACCAATTAGCGAGAGTGGAACAATTACCAACTAGCGATAAGAGTTGGACAACTTGGTTATATCTTGCTGGGCGTGGCGCAGGTAAAACACGCACTGCCGCAGAATGGTTGGCGTATCAGGCATCTAGCAACCCAAGAACTAGATGGGCTATTGCCGCACCGACTTATGGAGATGTAAGAGATACTTGCGCAGAAGGTGAAAGCGGTATCGTTAGAGTGTTACAAGAATATGGCACGCTAAAGGATTATAACCGTTCCATAGGTGAAATCTTTTTGACTAACGGTTCACGCATTAAGTTATTTAGTGGAGAAGAACCAGACCGATTTAGAGGACCACAGTTTCATGGCGGTTGGTTTGATGAGTTAGCGGCATTTAAATACCCAGATGCATGGGACCAGTATCAATTTGGTCTGAGATTAGGTGAGTTCCCACAAACTATTGTTACAACTACGCCACGCCCAACAAAATTGATTAAGGACTTAATAACTAGAGATGGTGTGCGAGTTCAGCGTGGTTCTACATTTGATAACGCTAAGAACTTAGCCGCAAGCGCATTAGCCGAACTTAAACTGCGTTATGAAAACACACGGCTCGGCAGACAAGAACTTTATGGGGAGATACTGGATAATGTAGAAGGCGCATTATGGACTAGAGAAATGATTGAAACCGCTAGAGTAGATACTGCGCCACCTCTAGTTAGAGTTGTAGTTGCTATTGACCCTGCCGTTACAAGTGCGGCTACTAGCGATGAAACTGGCATAGTTGCGGCTGGAATTGGTAATAACGGCGACTATTACATACTTAGCGATAAATCTTTGCGTGCTTCACCTGATGCTTGGGCAAGACAAGCAGTAATGCTTTATCACGAATATAAGGCAGATAAGATTATTGCTGAAACAAATAACGGTGGCGATATGGTTATTATGTTATTAAAGCAAGTAGATGCCAGCGTGCCTACTAAGAAGGTAACTGCCACTAGAGGTAAACAATTAAGAGCCGAACCTATAAGTAGTTTATATGAACAAGGCAGAGTGCATCATGTTGGATACTTTGCTGAGTTAGAAGTGCAAATGTGTGAATGGACACCACTAAGTAATGAAAGCCCTGACCGATTAGATGCGCTAGTATGGGCATTAACCGAATTAAATAGCGGTGGTTCTAGTATGATTGCACTTGCGGCTATGGCACAATTATGTTCATCATGTAGTATGCCTACGCATAAGAATGCAACAATCTGTAATAATTGTGGAACAAGTTTAGGAGTATAAGTGGCTGTTTCTTACAATGTAACTATTGACCAAGGTGCTAATTGGGATTTAAATGTTGAATATGACAATCCAAATGGCACACCAGTTAATCTAACAAGTTATACGGCGGCATTACAAATACGCAGTTTGCCTGAAAGCGCAACCGCAGTATTATCTTTATCAACTGGGTCAGGAATTACCATTACTGGCGCAACTGGATTAGTTGCTATTAGTGCTACTGCTACACAAACTCGTGCCATTGATGAAGGCACTTATTACTACGATTTAGAAATTACTTCACCAGCAGGCGTTGTTACTAGATTAGTGCAAGGTCAAGCAGTTGTAACGCCAGAGGTAACACGATAATGGCTGATGAAATAATAATAGTTCAACCAGTAATCCCAACTATTACCGTATCTGCACCTGGTCCGCAAGGTCCAGCAGGAACATTTACGCCTTCGGATATTGCATATACTCATACGCAATCTTCATCTAGTGCAACTTGGACAATAAACCATAATTTAGGTTTTAACCCAGTTGCGGTAGTATTAGATAGTGCTGGGACACAATGCGAAGGTTCAATAACTTACCCAACTGTCAACCAAATGGTGATAACATTCACAGGTGCTTTCACAGGCATCGCATATGTAGTATAGGAGAAATAAATGGCTCGTAAATTTTTAGTTAGTATTGATTTAAGCAAGAACGAATTACAAAATGCAGTTATACAAAATCTTGCAACTGCGCCAGCCACTCCTTCTGCTGGACAAATTTATTACAACACAGTTGATAATCAACTTTATATTTATAATGGAACTCGTTGGGAAGTTGCTGGTAATGCCGTTCAATCAGGATTACTTGCAGCACGACCAGTAGCAAACACCGTAGATGCAGGAACAATCTACTACGCAACAGACACTTATTTATTTTATTACTCAGATGGTTCTGCGTGGACACAAACAAATGCGTTTGGTTCTGTAACTGCGCAAACTTCTTACGGCGCAAGTAGTGGTAATGGAAGTGCAACTACTTATGCTCGTGCTGACCATACACACGGAACACCAGCATTAGGAACATCTACACCAAATGCAGTAAGTGGAATAACTGGAAGTGCTGGTTCAGCATCTACTCCATCTAAAGAGGACCATACACACGCATTTACTCCTGCTTCCGATTTATCAATGGCAGGTTTCAAATTAACTTCATTAGGAACACCAACTGCAAGCACAGATGCCGCTAACAAAAGTTATGTAGATAGCGTTGCGCAAGGTTTAGATACCAAAGCATCAGTAGTAGCCGCAACAACAACTAACGGCACACTTGCTACTGCCTTTGCTAATGGTCAAGTAGTAGATGGCGTTACATTAACAACTTCTGACCGTATTCTTATTAAAAACCAAACAGACCAAACAGTTAATGGTATTTATACTGTTAATGCGTCAGGTGCGCCAACTCGTTCTACCGATATGGACGCAGGTTCAGAATTTCCTAGTGCATATGTATTCGTAGAACAAGGAACTGTAAATGCTGATACGGGTTGGGTTTGCACTAACAATTCTGTAACTTTAGGTTCTACTAATATTGTTTGGGCACAATTCTCTGGCGCTGGAACTTATACCGCCTCAGATGGTGTATTGCTAACTGGTTCTAACTTTACTGGTGTTGTTGCGGCAAGTGGTGGTTTATCAGTAGGAGCAACAGGTTTCTTACTAGATACTACTATTGCAGTTCGCAAATATGCCGTTAGCGTTGGAGATGGTTCAGCAACTTCTTATACTGTAACGCATAATCTAAGCACTAAAGATGTGACAGTTGCAGTTTATGATAACTCAGCGCCATTTGCCGAAGTTCTTTGCGATGTTCAACATACAAGCACCTCTGCAATTACTCTGTTATTCTCAGTAGCACCAACTTCAAATCAATATCGTGTAGTTGTCCACGGCTAAAAAAAGGAGATACAAGTGGGTCTAATTGACCGTATCGCTTTAAGAGTAGCCAACGAATTACAGAAGGCTCCTAATTTACCTGTTGGTGCAGTTGCACTAACAGAGGCACAAATGCGTAATCAACAAAGTGCCAATACGACTTATGGACAATCTGTTGCGTTGCCTCGTAATCCAATTACACCAACCGTGCCATTTAGTCCGGGCATGCCAATTATTCCTGGTGCTATTAATCCACCTAATCCTGAAAGTGGCAGACCCGACCCACGCAGATATGAATATCAAGTTGCACAAAATATTAATATTACTGAAACAAAATTAGTCCCATTTAAAACATTAAGAGCAGCCGCAGACCAAATTGATATCTTGCGTAGATGTATTGAAGTAAGTAAGGCAAAAATTCTAGGACTTAACTGGGATATTGTTCTTGCAGAAGATAGTGCTGAAAAGATTATTAGCGAAATTGGTGGCACACAAGTTCGTGCTATGACTATTGCTAGAGAAAGATTTATTCCAGAGATTGATAGATTACGCCAATTTTGGGAACAACCAGATAAGGCAAATGGATTATTATTTTATGATTGGTTAAATATTGCACTAGAAGAAATATTAGTGCTAGATGCTTGGGCAGTATGGCCGCAACCATCTGTCGGTGGAGATTTATACGGACTACAAATTCTTGATGGTTCAACTATTAAACCATTAATTGATGATAGAGGTATGCGCCCAACACCACCAAACCCAGCCTTTCAGCAAATTCTGTATGGCTTTCCTCGTAGTGAGTTTGCCGCACCCTCAGAAGGAGAAAATGCAGATGGAGAATTTACCTCTGACGAACTTGCCTATTTGGTGCGCAATCGTAGAACGACTACGGTTTATGGATATTCACCAACTGAACGGGCTCTTGCCCTTGCTGACATTTATCTCCGCAGACAACAATGGCTACGGGCTGAATACACCGACGGAGTTACACCCGAACTCTTAATGGCAACTGACGCAAACTTTGGTAATAATCCAGATTTGTTAAAGGCTTACGAAAACATTTTCAATAGCGATTTATCAGGACAAACAGAACAACGCAAGCGTGTTCGTTTATTGCCAGCAGGTATGACACCAATTCAATTTGATGGTTATGGCGAACGCTTTAAAGATACTCTTGATGATTATTTGGTTAATAGTATTTGCGGACACTACGGTGTAATGCCAACTGAAATTGGATTTAGTCCTAAAGGCGGATTGGGTGGCGCAGGTTTTCAATCAGGAGAAGCACAAAGTTCAGATG